GAAAGTATGTGCATTTACGGATTCTCTTTCGAGTCGTTTGCTCCTTTCTCCGGAAAACTATGAAAAATTCTTATAACATTACCTATAACAAACCTATACTTTGTCAGGTTGTTTTCCTCCTTTGCTCCCTTCTGCTTCTTTTCTTCTCTGTCTTGATTCTCTTTGACTTTGAATGTATTTGATCTCATCTTCAGATAAGTCAGATGCTGTCATTGGTGCTTTGTGTGTTAATTGTTTTGGGACAATGTCCGCCCATTTTGAGGCGACTTGACCCATTGTTGACTTAAATCTTATTTGACCGCCAGCTTTTGCCAGCATGGTTATGATTAAAGTCCCACCGCCAAGTTCACCCCTTGCTTGTGCAGTAAACCCAAAATTTAAGGTCCTGCCATTTGATGGTACTGGTACTATTTGGGGGCTTGCCCCTGATAAAACTGTGAAGACGTGTTTTGATGTCTGTCCTACAGTTGTTAAATTTCCAAACGCTTGAACTCTTTGTGAAGCCAATAGGATGTTTGAACTATCGATCCCTTCAGATTGATCCCAAAAACCGAACGCGAAATATTGTCCAAGGCCTAAGCTATATTCTATCTCGAAGTCTACCAACGTCAAGACCGGGAAAGTGACCCCATTGCTTAAGCTCTCTACGAAATTTTGTAAACTATAACTCTTAAAATCAGGCCCATTGAAATTGTAAAGTATTTGAAATTTGAAGGGTAACTGTTGTTGACCCGACACTTGATCTCCTACTATTGATCTAGGCTCCGTCAGAGTCTGCCCAAGTGTTTCGCCAGACACTGGAGATATTTGATTTGAGCTCATTTGATGTCGCTTGTATTATTTCTGGATTTGTGATGTTCGAAAAATCCCAAGTATTTTGGATGTCCTGGGCTAATTTATCCCCAGCAAAAACATCTCTTGCAAATGCGTTTAAACCTTCTACACTCACTTTGTCTGAGAAAAACTCTGCTTTAAACTGGTCTATCTTCGGCCACCGGAATCCTTTCCCAGTGACTTTCTTCATGTTGAAGAACTCATTCGACATTAACTGTTGTGCTGTTTGTTGGTCTTCTGTCAAAACGTCCACTAACTGGTCACCCAGTTGGTAGATTGTCATCCATTCTAACAAATACCCCGTGAATACATCGTCGAGTTTGCCCCTTTCTTCATTAATTAGTAATCTTCTATACAACAAGGTTGGTTCTTTAAAAGCTCCCACTGGTGTCAAACACATTGATGCCAGCGTGGGAACTGGAACCCAAAATAATTTCTCTTCTGAGTGATCGTATTGACTTAGTTGCTCCCACTGCGGATTGTCTGGGTAGGTTTCAAACCATACCTCGTCATCTCCGGTTGCCGCATAAGCAGCTCCATAGGGAATCGAAGTTTTTGTAAATCTCCTTGCTATCGTTTTGAAAGTATTAATGAGGTATGTGAATATCTCCCCACTAAAAGTTGCAAATGCATGAACTCCCAGCTGCGTCCTCACGGTCGACTTTGACTCCCAAAATAGCTCTATTAAAGGAGCTGGGATCGAATAATATTCCATCAAAGCAGCGAAGCCTGCCACTGTGTTGTGATCACAATTTGCGTCAAAACCCGTTATATCGCATTCCCAGCCACCTTTCTTCGCGTACTTTTGTGACCACGAATTGAGGTCTGAAAATGTTTTCTTCACGTG